CCCAAGAACAAATGAATTCTTTAATGATCCTGAAGAGCCTGACGAGCTGCTAAGGTCGCAGAATGAGCAGTTAAACAATGTAGCCCTACAGCAACAACAGGCTATTGAACAGTTGACCGAACAAGTCAAGAGCTTACAAGCACTATCAGAAGTTGAGCTAATAAAGGCACAAGCTAAATCACAGGCAGATGATAAGAAAGCTGCTTTAGATATTGCTAAGCTACAAGAGGATAAGCGGCAGTTTAATGTCGAATCAGCGCAAGCAGCTAGTAAGCAACAATCAGATGAAGCGCTAACCATTACTCAGATGCAATTGGATAATAATACTGATTTACCAGGTGGATTAGATGCGTAGTGAAAAAGAACTTAAAGATTTAGTGCAGAAAGCGCAGCGCGCCGATGAACTTCTTAATGATCCGTTGATCCAAGAGTTCATTATTGCGGTTCGTGGCGACTTGTTAAATAAATTCGAATCCTCTCTGTTGGAAGATGAAGAGGAGAGAATGAGCGCTTGGAATCAATCTCAAGTATTTAATGCTTTTGTGGATAAGTTCACAAAAACCATTAAAGAAGGCAAAAGCGCTAAACTTACTCTTATGGAGAGGGCAGGCGCTCAACTTAAACGTATAATTTAACGTCAATAACCGTAAGGACTGACAATGTACCAATCACAAGAACAAGTATTTGTAGATAGAATCAAAGCCAGTAGAGGTACATCGGAGCCTTCACCAGAAGCGCCAACCGAAAACACCGAAGCTGTTAATGTGTCGGAAGATGCACCAACTGAAGAAGTAATTGAAACAGAGGCAATAGCTGATGATGAGAGTGCTACGGATGTTGAAGAACCAGCGGAAGAAAGTGCAGAGACTGAAATTACTGACGAGGCGACAGACCTTCTTTACTATGATATTGACGGTGAGGAAGTAAGCTCGGACCAGCTCAGGGAATGGAAGTCAGACGGACTTAAACAAGCTGATTATACTCGTAAAACGCAAGCGCATGCAGAGGATGTGAAAGCATTCAACGCTAAGCAAGAGGCTTTTGATAAGAAGGTTTTAGAGTTTGATAGCAAGATGATGACGCTACAAGCAATGGTATCTGAAGAATCAATGACCGACGAAGCAATTGCAGAATTACGAGAGTACGAGCCAGAGGAGTATATTAAATACACCGAAAAGCTAGCTAAGCGTAAACAGTTTATTGACAGTAATAAGCCAACTAAAAATGAGCCACGCTTCGATGTTGAAGCCGAAACTAAAAAGTTATGGGATAGTAACCCAACTTGGATGAAGGATGGCAAACAGACCAAGGCTTTCGAAACTGACATGAAGCTAATACAAGATTACGCAGGCGCCAACGGTTACACTAATGACGACTTTGCAGGGTTTAGAGCAAATGATTTTCAAACGATGTTAATGGCATCAAAGTACGCAGCGTTAAATAATAAAAATGCAGCTATTGAAAAGAAAGTGCGAAAAGCTCCGGTAAGTACAAAACCAAGAGTAGCAGCGAAAGGCGCGGATGCAGATTTACAGAAAGCTATCAAGGCTTTCAAGTCTAATCCATCCGATGCTAACGCGGTTGCTTTACGAAAAATCAAACGACAACTTAACAAACTAAAAAGGTAATTAATTATGGCTACTCCAGCTGATACTACTAGTACATATGACGCGATTGGTAATCGCGAAGATTTAAGCGATATTATTTACGATATTTCACCAACTACCACCCCGTTCATCTCGGGTATTTCTCACGGCACAGCAACAGCTACTAATCACGAGTGGCAAACTGATAGCCTAGCAACCGCTATTGATTCTAATGCGGCTATTGAGGGCGAAGACGCGACAACTACCGCTGCAACTCCTACGGTTCGCTTGGGTAACTACACACAGATTAGTGACAAGGTTCCACGCGTAACGCGGACCCAGCGTCAAGTTGACTCTGCCGGTCGTGGCGATGAGATGGACTACCAGATCATGAAAATGGCTAAAGAGCTTAAGCGTGACATGGAGTCAACCTTATTAGCTAACAAAAGCAAGGTTGTTGGTTCTGAATCGGTGGCACGTGAATGTGCTGGTATCGAATCATGGTTAGCTACTAATACTGATTTAGGCGCTACTGGTGCCGCCCCTACTGGTGACGGTACTGATACACGCACCACGGGTACGCCTCGTTCATTTGCTGAATCACAATTAAAAGGCGTATTATCTAGCATTTGGGATGAGGGTGGCGAGCCTGATACAATAATGGTCGGCTCAACAATTAAACAGGCTATGTCTGGTATTGTTAACGGTGGAACCTCTGGGGCTGCTCAACGTATCGTAGATGGCAATAGCTCAACGGTTCAAACTGCTATTGATATCTATGTTAGTGACTTTGGCTCGCTAGCTGTTGTGCCTAACCGTTTTCAAGTTCAAGACTCAATGCTTGTCCTTCAAATGGACATGTGGTCAATGGCTACTCTTGCCGAATTCCAAGAAACCCCACTAGCTAAAACTGGCGATTCTGACCGTGTTCAATTACTATCAGAGTACACGCTAGAAGCACGTAACGAAGCGTCAAGCGGTATCGTTGCAGATTTAACGGCATAGTTTTTCTTTGGTAAATAGTGCGGGGTGTAATGCCCCGCCATTTAAAAGGGTAAAGCAAAATGAGCGAACAAGAAAAGATAGAAGATACAGAAGTAAAACCAGTAAGGCGTCCCGCCAAATTCACAGCACTAAAAAACTTATGCACCAGCAAAGGACAGGTTAAAAAAGGTGATAAGTTTAGTTGTACGGTCGGAGAGGCTGAGAAATTCAAACAAGTAAAGGCTATTTAGATGCGTGATTATGACCGCCAGACTGGCATTATTGAAACCTTTAATAAGGATTCGATCACCGGTAAGATCCATATCCACAAAGAGCAGGATGTTAAGCCATTCATAGAGGCAAACAAACAATCCATAGGCATGCAAACTGGTGGGTTTAAAGGTGATATGCATAAAATGGCATCAATTCCACCTATCGTGCTTGAGATGTGGCGCGAGGATATGAAAGCTAAGGGTTACCCTAACCCTAACCCGTTGGCGGCAGAAAATAGGGATTACCTAATATCAAAATTAAACGATCCTGCTTGGAATTTCCTACGAACTAAACAAGGCGTTATCTAATGGCTTTAGATACTTTCGACAACCTAGTTAAAGAGATTATCGACTATTCTCACCGTAATGACTTGGGTACAAAGATAAATACTTTCATTCAGCTTGCTGAAAACGCCATGTATTCAAATGATATACAGCCGTTACAAGTTCGCAGTATGGAAATAGTATCAACAACCGCCGTGGCTGGTCAGTATGTACAGCTACCTAATAACTTTGAGTCGGCCCGCTCTGTGCGTTTTGTATTAGGTGATAATTCCGGCGAGTTAAGATACCAAGCACCGGAGCAGTTATTTAAAAACCCCGCCACCGGCAAGCCTTTATTTTATACAATCATTGGTAATGAGATTCAATTTGGTCGTGTGCCTGATAGTGATTATACGCTAGAAATTCAGTATTACCGAAAAGCAACACCGCTTAGCGCTGACAATCAAACTAATGAGATATTAACTAATCACCCGTCAATTTACTTATACGGCTCTCTGGCTGTATTGTTTGGTTACGCTCAAGATACCGAACAGGAAGCATCATATAAACTTAAATTCATTGATGCTGTGCGTGGTGCTAACAAAGCAGACAAGAAAGGCCGTTATGGCCCCGCTCCCTCATTGTCTCTTGATTGCGGGATGACACCTTAATGGCTTACACTACGGTAAATGTAAATATTACAGGTCCATCATACAGAAGTAGATCAAAACCCCTATCCAGCCAACAAACAAAGAACTGGTATCAACAGTTCAATGAGCAAGGAAAGGATAAGTTTGTACTTATGCCGTTCCCTGGTTTAAAAGCTATTGGTAATGCCGTTGGTGCAGATAGAGGGTTAACTAGAGTTGCCGAGATTGTCTACCAAGTTAAAGGTATAGTTTTATATAGGATAGATGAGGACGGAACGCACACAGCCCTGGCGAACATCCCAGGAACAGATAGATGCATATTCGCTAACGATGGACTTAATTTGTTCGTTGTTTCTGATTTAAAGGTTTACAAATACGACATCGGCCAGGCAACACTGGAACAGGTAACAGACTCAAATATAACTGGTGCAAAATCTGTTGACTTCATAAACAACCAGTTCATATACACCAAAGATAAATTCAGTACGGTTTCAGATGTTGGCGATGGCTCATCTGCTAGCGGTCTTAACGTGGTTGGTGAAGAAACCTTGCCTGACGACCTAGTTAGAGATTTCGTATTTGACGAAGTTATATATCGTTGTGGAGTCCGCTCTATTGTTGGTTGGTTTAACTCTGGCGCTGTCTCGCCACCAATAGAAAAACTACAAGGCCGAATATTCACTACAGGTCTTGCCGCTATAAATTCCATAGCATCAAATGACAATGCATTCTACTGGCTTGGTGATGATTTCGCCATATACCGGTCGTCCAGAGGGAACAAGGAGCGTGTTAGCACGGATGCTATTTCCAATGAGCTCCAGTCATATGAAAGAGTCGATGATGCAACTGGCGCAACATTTACCTTTGAAGGTCAGAATTTCTACACTATATCATTCCCGACAGGTGGTAGAACATTTGTACTAAGTGAGTCACTAGGTCAGAACGGATGGTTTGAGATATCAAGCGGCACTGACAATGGAGTGTATCAAGGTACATCGTTTATCGATGCATACAACAAGATTTTAGTTGCTGACAAAGATAACGGCAACATCTACGAGTTAGATTTAGATACCTACCAAAACAACGGCGAGACACTGCAAAGAACCCGAGTGACACAAACGGTTGATGCTACGTTGATTGGCGGCAGCAAGAAAGACCGCATAGGTATGTCAAATGTAACTATCGAAATGGAAACCGGCGTTGGTGTTATAGATGGTCAGGGTGATAATCCCAGAATAATGATAGAACACAGTGATGATGGCGGCAGGACTTGGAGTGCTGGAACATGGGCTAAAGTTGGTAGGTTGGGCGAATTCGTTTTGCTTGTTGAATATGATAATCTAGGTACTTTCTACTCTAGAATGTTCAGGATATCAACGAGTGATCCAGTTAACTATTCAGTTTATAGCGCGTCTATAGATTTAAGGTTTGCAGGTAAATAAATGGCTGTCAATGTCAATCCGCCACCACTGCTAAGAATACCTAGTGTATTTCTTAGTGACGGCGAGACAAGGGAATATCTTAGCCAACTAAACACTATTATATTTCAACTTTACAACAGGACAGGCGGTGTTGATGACTCTATTAGCGAGATAGGCAACGATGTCACGACAAATATAAGCCCTATAGCACAACAGACCATAAGGGAGCTTAGAGGTCTGCCGCAACTCACAATAGACACAACGGGCTTTACAGTCGATACAACACAAATAACAACTGATAAGGTAGTAGCTTAATGGCGCAGCAAGATATAAACATAGGTACAGCAGACGCTAAAGAGGGGGACACTCTTTATTCCGCATTCAGTAAGACCCAAGAGAACTTCACGGAGCTTTATGCTGATAATTTAGAGAGCGTAATTGTTGTTAATCAAGATAACTTGGCTACAACTTTGGGTGGAACGATAGATAGTACAAAGGTGTATTTTGTTGATGGTTTTGTAGACTTCACTGGTACAGGGTTAAGGATAACTGTACCTTCTACCGGTATTAGTATTGTCGGAAATAGTTTTGATATATGTAAATTGATTTGTAGTGATGTTAACTATACGTTGTTTGACTCACCTGTTGGTGGTAGCGGTAATGTTTTGGGGCAAGATTACGCAATAGAAGTAA